AGGAGATGAACCTCCCGCTCTCTGTTGTGTAATAACAAAGCACAAACCGTTCCAGCCATTCTATTGTTGTTCTGTATAGAGAAACAGTGTGAGTGGTTAGAGCAAGAGTAGGTCTTTCGACTTTTCCCCTACTACTAAACCAAGCTGAGATACGACTAATCATCGTACCGAGCTCTCACCATTACCCGGGCGTTGTAACGCGTCCTGGTTATGTTCGAGGACCCCGCGAGGGGCCCTCTAAGGGAGTTAGGGCACCTAAAGCTCTCACACCAAGTTGTCTGACCCTTTAGGGGGTCGAACTAACGTGGGTGGTCTTTGGTTAAGATCGCCCGGTATTAGATTGCCGATTCCATAGAGTCACTTTACCGCGTTTTGTTGACGTGGGTAAGCTCGCGATGGTTTAGCTGAAGAAGGTAACCTTCAAACCCAACAACCCATACTACTTAAATTTAAAATGAATAATTTCAAACTCAAGATAATAAGGGCTACAGGTAGGAATGTCACACTTGCTTCTCTAATCCCCGAAGTCGGCTTCTTACATAAAAATATGTATTGAGCTTATTTCCGGGTTTTGGTCTGATCCTTACGCCTCAGCAAACCAACCTACAAGGTGTTTGCTACTCGGATATACTTCTTATGACAACACAACGGAACTTCGTTCCTGGTTCGTTATCTTAAGGAGTGTTACCGAATAGTACAACATTTCGTATCCGGACATCCAGTCTTTGTTACCAAAGACATGCCTATCCGGTTGGTGTCTGGTATTCCCGCCATAGTACCTGGAGTCCTCCGTCTTCTTATGAAGAAGGGGGATGCAGGCACTCTGAGAGGAGTACTAGCTATGCTTTCGGTGTTTCGAATTCTAAAGGTCCCTTCTATTTTGAAATTGGGTACTATCACCGATCCCTTCCGAGGGATTTATGACAGTATTCCAAGTCGAGAGATGATCAATGTCTTTTATGATATTGGTGTCAATCGGTTCAAAGTAAAAGATCCAATAGTCCTCGTGCGCCCCAATACCGCAGGTCCTAACGGGAAACCAGCCGTACTAAACTATCACTTTGATGTTTTAGCATGGTCGGTTCACCCTTTATTACCTGTTCTCAAAGAGTACCTAACTCTTTGGGAAGGGCTGAATTCCCCTTTCTGGGAATTGCTCCAGTCGGAGATCTCCTGGCAGGTCGCGAATCTAACTTCTCTTGGTTACACCCTTAAAGTGGGTGAACAAGTTAAGATTGACTCGTTCCCTCCCAAGGTTCTCTTCCTGGGACGATTATCCGTTAAGGAGGAGGCAGCTGGTAAGGCAAGGGTGTTTGCGATTACAGATTGCATTACGCAGTCTGTTCTCAAGCCCTTGCACGAGCAGCTCTTCAATATATTGAAAACAATGCCTACTGACGGTACCTTTAACCAAGGTGCTCCGTTGGATAGGTTATTGTCTCTTTATAAGGAAGGAGCACTCGGTAGTCACAGCTTCCATAGCTATGACTTAAGTGCAGCCACGGATAGATTACCCATCAAGCTTCAGCAAGGAGTCCTAGGACTCTATGTTGGAACTGGATTGGCCAATCTATGAGGCCGACTGCTTACTGATCGGGATTGGCACCTACATGGTGTGCCTTACCGGTATGCAGTTGGTCAACCGATGGGAGCACTTAGTTCATGGGCTATGTTGGCTCTTACACACCATTACATTGTTCGAATAGCAGCCAGAAGGGTTGGAATTAAAAACTTCAACCACTATGCGGTGCTAGGCGATGATGTCGTGATATGTAACGACCTAGTGGCGCACGCTTATCACGCCTTAGTTACCGAGTGATTGGGAGTAGATATAAATCTATCCAAATCTTTGGTTTCCAAGTCGTCATTTGAGTTCGCCAAGAGACTGGTGACTGTCACAGAAGAAGTCACTCCGCCCGGTCCTAAGACCATCCTGTTAGCCTTAAAGAGTTTAAATGGAATTCCTTCCATCTTACTCGATTTGGTTAATAAGGGTGTTCCTCTGACTGAAACGGATGTTGACCTCATGTTCAAGAGTGTACCGACATTACGTCGGGGCGCTATTGAGCAGCTTCTGTGAGTGGTGAAGGGACCTTTCGGTTTTATACCGACCCAAAGTGGGCTTTCATCCTCTATGAGGATAGTAAGCTCGCTAACTTTGGTAAAGGTCGACTCCTTACTAGCATCTATTGACGATGCTCTACACAATATGGCTGTTAAGAATTACACTACCTCGGTAGAGAAATCCCATAACATCCTTAGTGCGTTGGAGCTTCGCCGATTTGATGCCTATGTGGGGTCTCCTTTAGGAGTCCTTTCACCATTTTACCAAACCTTGGAATCTGCTTATAAGGCAGACTTCTTGGAACTGGTATTGGACCGTCCGGTCCGCCGATTTATCTTTGATGGTACGCCTATTCACTTTGGGTTCTATGTAAAACCTTACGATGAATGGTTGCGTATTGTCATTGAGTATATTGGAAAGAAGGTTAAAGGGACGCAAGTTCCTCTAACTATTAGCGACCCGTTCGCCGCAATGGCTGACCGGGTTGTTAATCCTTTCCAATCGTCCTTAAAGACTTATAATTTCTTTGAGGATGTGCGGCGAATCGAGAGGGAGAAGGCAGTCATTAGGCCCTGGTTTTCCAGGGGGTCCTAAGACGTTGGGACAAGGCCTAAAGATTTCCTTAGGATGCTCCATAATGGGACACCACATTGGCAATTTAGGTATAGTAAAGGATCCAGTTACTCACTGGATCTGCATGACGGGAACGTCTTTCGGGACGTCTCTCAGGCAAGAACCTTACTTAGGTTCATGCTGTCTTGCGGTCTTGCACTATATCTAGATTTCCAATGGAGATCTCGATAGGTTTGAAATCGGACCCACTTCCGCTACTTGGTATACCTGGGTGGGGCTTACGCCTCAGGCCGGGGTACTGATTAGTGGAGGAGAGGGAGCCCTGGCAGTAGGGTTATATACTGGCCCGTTGAAAGCGGGCGTGCGAGGC